GATGCCGACGTTGCCGGTTGTTGGTTGTATGACCATTCTCGTAGTATTGTCAGTACCAAAAAGAATTGCTCCCGCCAATCTGTTATAGAAATACGCCTGATTTGGATTACTACTTGTACTTCCACCAAGACCGAATACGAAATCCCCAGCGCCACCAGCATATGCACTATCATTATCAAATTTCAATTCACTGTACCCAACTGAGTTTGTGTTGCGGATGACAGGTCCAAAATTATTAGTAACTGACCCCACACTTCCGACAACACTCAAAATGTTGGTGGGATTCGTCGTCCCGATGCCGACGTTGCCTGCAGTGTAGTAAATCGCAGAACCAGAAGTGGTCCACTGACTTCCTCCGACAAAGTCGAAATTCGAGGTAAATGGATTAAATTTTATACTCAAATTAGTGTCTTTGATACTGACACCAAGCCTTGAAAGTAAGGACTTAGTCGTTTCTCTTCCGCGCGTTTCCGAGGATGATGCGCGTGGCATAAGGTAATGCCATTGTTAATTTCATAACGGAGCTCTGGATGATCAGACCATCCAAGAATGTGGTGTGCTTCGATGTGTCCATCGCAATCTGGATTCGCTATCTTACACGCGAAGTTATCGCGTAGCCAGACTTGTTGACGCCATCCTTGATAAGCAGAGTCGTTGCGTTGCTCCTTCTTTTTTAAGAGAGAACGATCTGCGATCCAATTCCAATGATTTTCTCCTCTTACTTTACCAAAGTTCACAAGTTTCGCTGGATTTATTTTCCAATGTTTCCCTAGGTTACCGCCCACTTTCCCCAGTTTTGCCAATCTCATTTTTTCTTTAACTTCTGGTCGTTTTGATGGATTATTTTCAAGGTTCATCATCCTCATGATGCTTTTTTGAAACTCACTTTGTGAGTGCCCTGACATACCAGAAACCTTTAATCCTTTGTTCCAGCTCATGTTTTTGTGACTGTACTAACCGTTCCAAGTGAACTATCGGTGTATACGACCGTCACCGTCGCAACGGTCGTGCCAGTGGATCCACCAGTTTTGTACGTGTACGTCTCAGTGGTGCTGTTGGTCAGCACTCGCACGATATAGTCAAATGGAGCTCCGACGAGCCCTCCTTGTACCGTAGTCTGATTCCCAGCAGAGTCGAATATGGTCACCGGGATGGTCACCTGTCCGCTATTTTTGTTGAGTTCGAGATGACGATCGTCATTTATTTCACTCCCTATGATGACTCGTTTGGTATCAGCCATATCATGTAAGTTGCTCCTTCAGCTGGACCGCTCGCTCCCGATCGTCCAGCTTCTTGCCGGCCACTCGATTCTCGAGCTCCTTGAGCGCACACTGACTCTCCCGATCCGCGAGTGTTGCAGCCACTCCTTCGAGGCGTTTTGCCTCCGTGACGTTGGCAAGGACTCCGACGGCGACGTCCTGTGCCTGTTTATCCAGCCCTACGGCGCGCGCACGGTTCCCCTCCGCCTCTTTGGTCGTCTCTGCCTTAAAGACGCTGTGGGAGGCCTTTTCAGCCTCTAAGGACGCCCTGTCGCGTGCGGTATCGTCTCCTTGGAGCTTCAGGAGTGCCTCTTTCTTCGCATTCTCCTCCTCCTTGTTCGACACAGCGACCTCGCGCGACACTACCGCTACTTCCCGGGCGTCGATCAGACCATTCATAAGGGCATGGCTACTGGCGACGTCTCTCTCGTGATTCGCGTGATCCGACTCGCGTCTCGCTATCTCAGTTTCCCGGGCCGTGATGCTTCGTTCACGATCTGCCTGCGAAGCGTCCCGGGCATCGGCCTTCTTCTTCTGATCCTCAAACGCCTTCCGGTCTTGCGCGAGTTTCGCCTCAGATGCTGATACTGCGGCGGCACGCTCGTTCATCTCTATGCGACTATTTAGTACCAAATCTGCCGTCTCAGACACGATCCGGTCGTGTCCTTTCCTTGCCACTTCTCTCTGGTTTTCTACGAGCACCAACGTGCTTCTTGCCTGTTCAGTCTTCGTATTGAGCTCGGAGAGTTCCGAGTTCTTTTCTGCCGTCTGGATAAGAATGGAGTCGCGCTCGATCCGAAGATTATCGAGATCGGCAATCTCCCGCTTCTTCTGTTCGAGCTCGTCCATACTAGTATTGGCTATCACTCACGAATATCTTGACGGCCGCCGTCGAACCGGAGTTGTTGGTGATGTAGATTTCACTGAATTCGATGCCATCGATGACGAATGGCGAGTCGGTCGAGGCAATGGTAACCGCATCGTTCGTTGTGGCATTCAACTTCACCGAGATAGTCTGATTCGAACGGATCACCGCGCGAGACGGATATCGTCCGACTACCTTAGTCGGTCCGTACTTCGCGAGGAAACTCGTCGAGTTCGCAGACAGTAGCGCATCAGTGTTTCCGGTCGTGAGATTGAACTCACAATTTTCGTAGTATGCCGTCAATTCTGTATTGGTCTTCATTTTGAGTATGTTGCTAGTAATCTTCCCTCCCCATCGCACCGGCCAGAAGCCGGTGAGTGGAGAGACAAGGTCTGTTAGACGAGTGCAGTCCAGTTAGTCGTGCCTGTGCAGTATTCAGGCTTGTTCGTGCCACCGTTGAAGAGAATGTCTCCTGCGGTGCCCGAGAGGTTGCCCTGCCCAGTCGTACCGTCGCCGTACCAGAGGCTGATTCCTGCCCCAGAATCCGTCATGATCTTGCGGAAGTGGGTTGATAGAAGCGCCATAGTGGTGCGGATTGCCGATGCTCCAGTTGCTGATGTGCTCGAACTCGTGAGCTGGATGAGCCCGCGAGCCGTAGTGTCTGCCGAGGAAGAGGCGATCGAGAGTCCATTTCCAGAGGTGAGTCCGTTGAGAGTCATCTTGATGCCGATACCAGTCGTGAGGGTTGCAGAAGTGACGATCATCAGGTTCGCTGCTGTCGCGGCCGTTGCTGCGAGGTCGATCATCGTACCAGTCGTCGTGCCCGTGTCTACACCGGTTGAGGTGAGGCGGAGCATCGAAGTGCCTGCGCCGAGCACCGAGGTGCCGTGGACGAGGTTTATCATCGTTGCCGCGCCCAAGGTGAGAGCGTTGTTGGTGATCAGGATGCCGTCACCCGCTGTGGTGTTTACCGCGGTGATGCCGATGACGTTACCTGTCGACGAGGTTCCGGAGAAGCCACCCGTGAAGGAAGCGATGCTACCCGTGTATGCCGTGAGCGTTGCGCCGGACTGAACGACGTTCAGGACGGTGACTGCCGTCTGACTTGCGGCCGTGGACTGGAAGTCAGCGACGGTTGCCGCGCCAGTTGCCGCAGTTGCGCGGACATCGAGGATGCCTGCGTTTGCGGTGCTTACGAAGATGCCAGCATGGGTGAGACTGACGAGACCGTTGGTCGCCAAGGTGCCGGTGCCGCTCGCGGTGACGCGAACGAGACTACCCGTGGTGACTGCCGACGTACCGTTGCTGATCTGGAGCGCGATGCCGGTCGTGAGTGCCGATCCGACAACGTTCACGATCGTGCCCGCAGTCGTCGAGTTCGCTTTCACTTCCACGAAACCGCCGTCGACTGCTGAATTGCTCGTGAACGCACCAGTAGCCGTGAAGCTGATGGCGCCATTCGTTGCGAGTGCGCCTGCCGTCGAAGTGGTTGCGCGGATGAGCGAGCCAGAGGTGAGCCCGGACGTCGACACGAGCGAGACTAGGATACCAGTTGTCGCTGCACCTGCCGTCACGAGGATCATACCAGTGCCCGTGTAGGCGCCAGTCGTGGTCGCTGTGAGGAGGTTGCCTGCTACAGCCGCTGTGGAGGTGAGCTCGATGAGCTTACCACCAGTAGTGAATGCCGCTGTACCCGAGGTGATGCGGAGTGCACTACCAGAAGTCAAAGCGCCCGAGACATCGATGTCTACCACCGCGACCGAAGTCGTTGCCGCCACCGCTACGATGTAGAGGGCAGTACCGGTTGTGAGACCGGACGGAGTGATCGTCATGAACGATCCAGTTGTGGTCCCAGTGTAGGTACCAGAACCTGCGATCGACACATTGGTCACTGAGACCGATGAGTTATTCACAACAGAGAGTGCCGCCGCGTTATCTCCCACGCGAGTGATCGCGACCTTACCATCCGAGAGAACCACATCTCCCGCCGTAAGGGTGAGAGCCGCAGTACCTGATGCTGAACCAGTGATGACCGTTGCTCCGGCCTTCGAGACAGTGAAGACTGCCGCGCCACCAGTCACATCGTAGAGTTCGATGTATTTGCCGGTAGTGAGAGTTGCTTCAGTCGTCTGAATGCGAAGCATCGTTCCCGTGGTGAGTGAGGTTGATCGGAGGATGGCAAGACCTTGGTTCACGGTCGCAGTTGCGCCGTAAGTCGTTATGGTGTTGTCAGTCACGAGCAGGTTACCCGTTGAGTTCGAGGCTGAGTTGAGAGTCGTGAGACCCGCAGTCACAACGATGGTCGAACTGAACGTTGTCGCGCCCGTCATAGTGATGGTGTTCGCGCCAGAGCCGACGACAACCGCATTCGCTCCTGAAGCGGCTGCGAGAGTCAGTGAGGTAGTCGTACCAGTGATCGTCGTTGCCGTGATTGTCGGAAGGACGGCTCCACCAGTCTTACTGACAGACCAAGTGTTGCTTGTTCCCTGAATGTCCTTGCCAGTGCCGGCGTTGGTGATCTGAATAGCATCGCCAGATCCAGCTCCCGAGTTTGTGACCGTGAGGACGTCGTTGTTACCGGTCGAGTTGTCGACGGTGAACGTTGTGCCTGCGACATTGAACGTCGCATCACCGGCGAAGATTGCCTCCCACGTTGGTACTGCGCCACTGCCACCACCTGCCGCGCCGAGCACCGTCGTGGTGCCGTTGTAGCTGAAGGTGAGGTTGCCACCAGTCGCGACGTAGAGCCCTGTGCTTGTGCTGTCGAACGGGTTGCTCGTCCAGTGAGGACTTGCCTGTATGTCGAATCTGATGACGCCGGAACCGTAAGCACCACCCTTGAGGTTGATGTTTCGCGGATCCGTGAATGAAATGCCGTTGATGGTACTCATTTTCGTATTGCTAAGTGGTTAATGACCTTATGATCGCCGTCCGGGGAGCGAATCTCGTGCCTCCGACGGCGACCACAAGGATGATGGGTATGGATTATTGCTTTCGCGTATTCTATTCTCCCCATCCCTGAGGTGCCTTTCCTCCCTAAGAGTTAGGGAGTCGTCTTATCGCTCTTCGAGAACACCCACGAGCGGGTGACGTCGTTATGCCCCAAGTCAAACAGCGTTGTTGCGCTTGTTTGAATTTCTTTGGTTTTATAAACGACGTTCACAGGGTCGAGCATCGGTGCCTGACTCTCGACGAACTGGAAGCCCTCACGGTCAGTGAGCGCCTTCGAGCTGTCGAACATTGCCCAGTACGCCTGATTCTGGAGGTACTCCAGTGCGACGATCTCGAAGGAAGTTACTCCCGGAGCGTCACGGTCAGCCGACTCAGGAATGTATCCGCGCTTGATAGCACCGAGGATCTCCATCGCCTTGAAGTGGACGGCAGAGTTCTTCTTGCAGACAAGCGTGGTCAGGTCAGGAATGCGAGGGTTGCCACGTGCATCCACCATCAAACCTGCCGTGCGCATGGCGGCCTTGATGCCGGCATAGTCGAACGGAAGGTTGTACGTGGTGCCATCGTAGACGATGTTGTTCATGTTGCTGCCGCCGTCCTCGCGCGTGTGCGCGTTCGTCGCGGCCGCAAGACCATCGCCACCGGTCGTGGTGATCGTACGGGATCCGCCCTGCCCAGCGTGGGTGTAGGACTGAGCCCATGCGTTGTCGATGCGTTCTGCACAGAGGCGCTCCTTCTTACGCGCAATGGAATCTTTAAGCTCCTTCGCAACGTTATCGAGGTCGCGCTTCTTGATGCCGAACTTCCACATCTTGAACGTGAAAGGCACGATGACGCCCACCATGTTCTGGGTGTACGTCTTCTTGTAGCCTTGCACGGGTGTGTCGCTGATTATAGCGGCATTCTCATCAACGAAATCCGCCTCGCCGAGACCAGAGAGGGACGAATCCTTCTCGTAGTAATCCTCGGTGGTGCGTACGTTGAAGTACTTGCTGTACATCGGGTCAGGTGTGCTGGTCTTCATGTAGATCTCCTGAATGGAGAGGTCCACGAGGTCAGCTGCCTGAGCGATGTTCATAGGTGCGCTCATATAGAATTATGCTGTTACGCTATTAAGCAGACACGCCCGCGACGTTGTTGAACGAGACCACAATGATCTTGTTCGTTGCGTCCTTGACGCCAAACTGCGTGACCACCGCAGCGTCTGTAGCGTCGTCAGTGTGAGTGTTATTCACTACTGACTTGTTCGTCAAAACCATTCTCTGGAAGTTCTCTGTAACAACGGGAGCGTTGGTACAGCTAACCGTCCATCGCTGGATCGGACGAACGAGTGCGCAGAGAAGAGACGTCGCAGCTGCGGCGTTCGTTTCCATTGCGACTCCAATGATGTCGTTCACGATCGAAGCGCTCGTCGCAGGGGTCACACCGCCTGTGGTGCGACTGAGCTGAACGAGATCCCCGATTGTATACGCCTGTGCACCGCCGGTCGTGAAGACACGGTATTCCGTAGCTTCAGGGTCCGCGATGAGGCTGAAACCTTGTGTCATGTTGGGGCTTGAGGGTTAACCTCAGGCTCCGGCTTTGTCTTCGAGTGCGGCTTTATCTTCATCAGAAAAGCCTTTAAGCATGTCAAATCTGTATCCCTGTGCGGCTCCCGTTACTGCCCTTCGTCCGGCTCCTGCTCCCGATGATCCGGGGCCTGCGGCACCGCCGTGAGAGGCGACTTCTATCCTCTTACTGGCGGCAGTGTTGTTGGGTAATGCCCCGCCCGGCTTGATGCCGAAGACAGTCTGGTGCGCGCGTTCGAGTATCTTGCGATAGTCCTTGGGATTTTGAGGAGGCTTGTACAGGCCGAATTCAGCCTTGAGAGCGCCCCAGAGAGTGCCGTCCGAGTCCTTGTCTGGCAAGTACTCCGGATGCTTCTCTAGGAAGCCATCAAGCTCGCCCTGCGCCTTATCCTGATAGGATGCCCCTTCGAGTTCCTCTATCCTCGCGAAACCGAGCTCCTTCGCGAGCGCCGGCAGGACTTCGCGGATGGCGGCCAGTTCCTCGGGTTTGTATTTCCCGAGCGTCTGTTTGTCCTCATCCGTGAGTTCCTTCCGAGCCTGCGAGGGTGCTGATCTTGTAGGTAGAAGTTCATCGGTGCGCTCCTTACGCAATTTACTTCGAACATTCGTGAGTTCGAGGCGAAGTGCGTATTCCCGAGGTGTTTCCCCGGCGATGCGCGTCAGTCCGTCTACGGTTTCTCCAGCTTCTGGTGCTGGTACCGTTGCGGGTTTTCTATTGACAAGAGCTTCAGGCTTCCCGTCCGGTGACTTCTCCTCTGGATCCTGTTCGGATTCCTCGGGTTCGCCATCGGTGGCGCCGTCGTTTGTCGGTGATGATGCCGGCTGGGTTTCTCCCCCATCGACGAGTTCATCGTCCATTGTCGGCGCGATTTCCACTCGTTCGATGTCTTTTACATCTGGTTCTCCGTCTGCCATATATTTTTACCTCCTTTAATTTCACCTCGCGAGGATACGAGGAATTATGGTGCCCTCGAGGGCAAGCGCGGAACCAGATGCTTGGTAGGATCTGATCCCTCTGCTTGCCTTCGATTGCGCGGATTAATAATCTCAATGAGCTGGCTACAGTGTAGCACCCTGTACTTCTTCTGACGGTGTGGAGTTATCCACAGGCTGTTCTACTGGAGCAGCATCAGCCGCTTGGGCCGGAGACTGATCCCAGTCTGACGATCCATTATTGACTTGTACATTGGATTCCACAGGCACTTCTGCCACGGGTTCTGGTACAAATCCGGGTGTTGCAAACGTTCCATCGGCAACCTTGCCGGTTCCGTTGCAGTTCTCGCACGTCTTCTTCAAACCTTCGAGCAGATGAGGGTTCTCGCCACTGCCGACAAGACCTTGTCCTCTGCATACTGGGCATTCGATCATGGTAATAGAATTATTGGTTAATCACTAAGTTTCTTGTCGAGCGTGACGACAGTGCCGTCACCCAAGCCGAGTTCCTTCGCGTCGCTTTTCTGCTTGATAATCGCGACGAGAGCACCGACCGTAAGTTGATCTAGCTGAATCTCCTTCAAATAAGCATCGTCCCATTTTAAGAATACTTGTGTGCCCGCTGGAAGTGCTTTTATTTCTTCAGGAGTCATTTTTCTGACATCTGTTCCATCTTGCAGAGCTTTTGTTGTTTTTTCTTTTTCTTCATCCTCTAACACCGCGATATTCTTCACATCATCGAGTACCGACTTGAGGGTGGGCAGGTCGAACTTTGAGGAGTTCGGGTTCAGTAGTTCGAGTGCTTTCATTCTCTCTCCGATTGTCAGATTTACCGTTTTCATAAATGTTCTGGTTACTGGATTATAATTGCTTTTGATAAGTTCCCCTTCAGCCCGCCATACTCCCATCACTGGTTGTGCGGCGGCTGACCTTTTTGGGAGTCTCTCGCTTTTCGGCGAGCTTTCGCTCGGGTCTGACGTCTTTGTCTGTGTCCTTCTTTTTTGCATTGGCCATATATTAGCGCGCTTTCGCAAGGTTACTCTTTATTAAGAGACACCATGCCTCGACTCCGGCAGTGCCCTCCTGTCCGATCTCCTTTGAGCGTCGATCTTGACCGGTGCGCTCGAGATACGCCACCGGGGCATTGCTCGCCTCTGTCTTGATCACGACCGTGAACAGCACGCCTCCGGTTTTGAGATAGACGTATTCCGTATGATCGAGTGCATCTCCGAGTATCTCTCGAGCCTTCTCCTCCCACTCAGGGTTGCTTTGCATCGGTGCCGGTCCAGCCTTGCGCACCTCCTTCTCGTGAGGTGTCTCCGGCGCTTCCGGCTTCTTCACGAGCTCCGCTACCTTGTCGAGGAAGCCACTGAGCTTCTCGTCGAGCTGTGCTTCGGTGATGTACTTCGGCTCCGGCTCTTGCGTTGGTTTCGCTTCTGCTGCTGCCTTCGATTTGTTTGTTGCTGCCATAGTGTTTTACATCTTTTTGTTACACCCTGATGATGGGGTGATTATGGTTGCTATTAATGCTCTAATGATAGCACTTTCTTCGAACCGTCAAGCTCGTCTGGTGTGGATAATTCTTGAGCATCGACGAACTCGATGACCTTCGCGCCCTCCTTCTCGGCGATCGCCGCGACCACTGCCTTTGAGACGTCTATCTCAGTCCAAACGATGATGCGCTCGCCGGCCTTGATGTCCTTCTTCGCCTCCACTTCGAGCTTGCGTGAGAAGACCATGCGCTCCTCCTTCCTGACTGGAAGCATCGCCTCGCGGTACTTCTTATCCCCGAGCACGAACATGGCGCCCCACAGCTCCTTGTAGTGCATGCGTGTCTTCTTCCCACCGAGTTCTATGGTGATGAAGCGCGACCGTGGCTCTGGCGTGATCGTCAGCTCGCCCACCTGCATCGTCTTAGGGTTTTTTGCCATGCTATTCAAATGCTCCCTTCTCGAGGTCGGCGAAGAACTCCGTCAGACCCTCCGCCTTCCCTTGATTCGAGTGGAGCATCCGGAGCGTCTCGAACTCGTTCGTTCCCACCACCTTGTCCGCCTGTATGTCGCGGATCCTGTTGGCCAGCGTCTTTTGGATGAGCTCCCATCCTTGGTCGCTCATCAGCTTGCGTATGAGGCTCGCTTCTGTCTTGGTGAGCTTGCTCATAGCTTTTCAGGTTCGATACTGAATTTTCTTCCGCAATCAGGGCATTCGTGGTCATGTCCTGATTTATATTTCTCACACGGTTCAGAGCACCGGAGTAGGGCACCGTCATCGCATCGCTCACAGGGTCTATTGAAGTACCCGACTCCGCTCAGTTCAGTTGTACTCATAGTCTACGCCCGAATGCCCCAGCCTTGCCCCCAGTGAGCTGACTGATGCTCGGCATGTTCGTTCCCGGCACGATCGTTGCTGCCTGTGGAGGGGTGAGACCAGACTGTGCCTGCATACTGGGTCCTCCGGGAGCCGGCATCGTACCCCCCGCTGGAGGCGCTACGTTGCCCGCTGCTGCCCCTTGCCCGGCTGGAGGAGCGCTCGGCGCACCTGCCCCTGCTGCGCCCGGTGGCGGTGGTCCTTGAGGTTTCTGGGGCTGTTCGTCGGCCGGTGTCTCTAGGTACTGCACCCACGCGTCCGGTAGCCAGTCCGCGTAGTCTTCTTCGTTCACGAGGATTATCTGCTTCGCCGCCTTTGCCACGAGCTCTGGCGGGAACTGGAAGAGCGGCACCAGCATGTTGAACATCTCCGACTTCATCGCTTTGATCAGGTCTTGTGAGGTGTCGATGATCGAGCGCGGGAGCACTTTGAAGATGCCACGCCACTTGAGCATGCCGGGGCGGATCTGCCCCTCGTTCTCGCCCATCTGGAAGTACTTGCTCTCCTTGCCCTCCTCAAGCTGACCTTGACTGTCCTCGAGGTGAAGCGCGAGCTGAGGATAGTACTGCGCCTTGAACGGCCCGCCAACATTCGGTTCCTTTGTCTCCTCATCCGTTCCTACAGTGCCGAATATCGGGCCAGAGTGGTTTATCTCCTCCTCCTTCTCAAAGGCTTGGAGCTCCGCCTCTGTTGCGAACTCCATGATCTGCGGTACGGCGTAGAGTTGCGCCATCCAGCTGATGGTGAGGTATGCATCCTGCTCGATGAGCCAGCAGATGTTGTCCACCGGCACCTTGAGGCGCTTAAGACTCGCATCCTTCGCGTGCAGGATCTCCCCGAGGGTCTTGCCAGTGATTTCACCCTCGAGCGCTGGGCTGATTCCTGATTCATCGTCCATCATCGCCGCTACTGCCTCCAGACCCTTCCACGAGTCCTGTCCGGGCCCCGGTATCTCCATCCAGTTGACCTCTGGCTTGCCGGTTGAGCTAGTAAGCTGGCGCGCCTGTCCGGGGACGATTTCCATCTTCCCATCTCCAAGCGCTGTATTCGTTCCGCTGAAGAAGCCGAACTTCATGATGGAGAGGACGAGCTGGTCCATCGTCATGTTCTTCATCTTGTCGTACAGCGTTTTGTTCTGACGAATGATCTCCCACATCGAGACTCCGTACGGAAGACCCGATCGGCGCATGATCCACAGCGTGTGGATGACTGAGAGCATGCCGTCGTCGTTCGGTGTCGGCCCGACGTAGACGATGATGCCGTCCTTCGGTATCCATATCGCAAGCATGTCCTTGTGCCGGCTCTCGAAGAAGCCAACCGTCACGATATCCTTGCGCTTAAGCGACTCCGTGGTCGGGACGCTCCGGTTGGTGGTCTTTTTGTCATTCGCGCGCACCATCTGGCTGTCCGGCTTGACGTACTTCCAGTTCGGGTACTTCTTGAATTCCACCGTTGCCGCATCGAAGCTCATATCGAGCTCGAAGTAGTCCTCGTTCACGCTGTACGGGTCGTACGGCTTCGCGAGCTCGTCGATCCACGTGTTGTATACCGAGAGTGGCTGCCGGTCGACGTCGTTGAACCAGAGGAGCTTCTTCTCCTCATAGCGGTCGTTCTCCGGGTTCTCCGGGTCAGTCTCGACGAGTATGCGCTTGTCGTACTCCACCTTGCGCGGGAAGGTGCGGCTGGCGCACCATCCGTACTTGATCAGGTCGAAGATAGAGACCTTGAGCTTCTCCTTCGCGTTGGTAACCTGCCAGTTGCGCTTCCACGCCGCGTATACGAGTGCGGTGCGCGCCTGATACTTCTTACCCATCGCCACGAGCTCCGCTTCCGGCTGCTGGTCGACGATGATGCCTATAGCAGTCTGGATCTTCGCAAGAAGCGTTGGTGCAGACGAAGCCTGCCGCCACTGCTGGGTGATGTCACCCACAGGCACCATACGAGATCGAAGACCTGTATCCTGATCTGTCTCGAACCTCTTACGTGTTGTACCGAAATCCAGCTCATGAGGTATGTATTCCTCGTCTGCCTCGCGCCAGCGCTGCTCTATGTTCAGCGAGCGCCGGAAGTCCTGCATCTCGTCGATGCGTCGAGTGATGTATGTCTTGACCACGCGCTCGGTTTCGTTCGGCTTGAACGCCAGCTCCTCCGGCTTGTTCTTGATACGCGCCTTCACTCCGGCCGCCGCGAGCTTCGCACGCTTCTCCTCGGGTGTTGGAGCCGGCTTGTTCTTGGTGGATTTTGTGGCCATAGGTCATCAGTCGTGGATACGCCTTATGGTAACCGCCTCGACGCAGAATGGCAGATGGTCTTCTGGGCTGTCAGCCGTTTCCCTGATGAGAGGAAGCAAGAGTATCTCAGCCTGCGCGCGCTCGTCATCGCTCGCTCCTTCCTTCCAGTCTATCCTCACTCCCCAGAACGCCTTCGCTGGGGCTTCTGCGATCGCCTCATCCACCGCCTTCTCGATCGTGGACTCCGTCACTGTCTCGGGTTGCACTTCTGGTGATGTTGTCTCGTCTTGCATAAAATTATGTCCGTGAATATGAATAATCGAAGGTTGTCTCCTGCTCTCTGAGTCCTCGCATCTTCCGCTCGACGAGCGTCTCGGCTCTCGGAGTCTTCTGCTCGCGGAGCGTCTGTAGAAAGTACCGGAGGTCATCTATGCAGTCCCAGTGGTCGGATCCGCCGATACCTCCCTTGTTGCTGACGTCCTCCGGGTGCTGTTCATCGTGTTGCGCGAGCGGGATCGTCTTAATCATTATAGGGCATGTGGAGAATATTCCAATCTGTGGTGCTGTGGACAAGTCCCATCGAAGATACGTGTGCACCGCGTTCCATCCGACCACGCGCTCCTTCGCTGATGGTAGCAGTCCGATGACTCCATGTCGCTCGAACACTTCCGCGCACGTCTCCGCGAACCCTTGCTTTGCGAACGCCGCCGCATCGATCACGGTATACCGGTACTGCTCCATCACTCCTGTCTCATCCGTAGACATCTCGGCTATCTTCTTCGCGTGCTGGTCGTAGTCGAACCCCGTGGCGTAGTACTCCTTGTACACCCAGACCTTCCCGTCGCTGTCGATCGTGTACCAGTGGCATGACGTGCTCCCTGCGCGTCCTGAGGGGTCTATGGAGCGATAGCGAGGCCACGTGTACGGTATACCCATCGGAAACCGTGCTGCGCCGTCCACAACGTGTCTGGTGGCGTCCCACTCGGTGAAGTACTGCCCCTCGAACACGTCCCAGTTTCCGTCTCTGTACGCCTTACGTAGCGCCTCTGGGAGCGTGTCGAGCATGTCGAGATAACTCTGCGCGAGATAAGGATTATCACTCGGGAGCGACTTCACGTAGATGAATTGCTCGGAGGCCTTCTGCATCTCCGATGTGAACTCCCGGTCTATCCAGAGCTTCTTCACCCACGCATGGCCTATACCTCCCGGGTTCGTCGCACCGATCCACTTCGGGTCGGGTATGCCAGTCCAGCGCAGGCGCCCGCGGAGGCGGTTGAACGTCTCCTCCGGGTTCTCTGTCACCTCCTCTTGCGCTATGATCGCGAACTCGCTCGATAGATACTTGCTCGGGTCATCAAGGTTGCGAAGCAGAAGTACGTGCCCGCCGTATGCCGGCTTGAGGTGGAAGCCCATGCCGTCTGTCTTCGTGTTCTGGATGTCCCCGAGCCACTTGGGGAACTCCACCTCCATTTTGCTTATCTGCCGGTCCTTGAGCGTCCCGTAGTCCTTACTGAACAGTGCCCCGTGGATGCCTGTGAGGCCGTACTGCTTCCCCCATTTCATCATTCGCAGGATAGGGTACCAACGGAGCCAGTACGACTTCCCCGGGCCTGCTGAGCCACCGTAGAGCGTGTACGTGTGCTCGTCAGCGGCCTTTGTCGCCTCGAGTTGGCGTGGTAGGAAGTGAGCAAGCTCGCTGAATTTGATTACAGTTGGTTTTTCCATGCTTTGGATGTATACATGCGCCTCTGTTTTGCCATGGTCACGAAGTATGCCTGCACGGGATCTAGCTTCTTGCGGGGACTCTTAGGGTGCACAATCGCCTCGATTTGTCCGACTCTTTTGTCCGCGACTTCTTTTTGTAGGTTTTTTATTTGCTTCTCTAAGTCAAATATCACACGTCTTAACTTTCCATTCTCAGACTGGAGATTGTTAATCATGACGTTCTTATTCCTATTCTCGGTAGTTTGTTTGATTTTGATTTCCATAGCTACAAATCTAGGCGGAGCACGAACGGCTTAGTCTCGTCACCTCCGATGACCGTCATCGGTCGCCCGAGTGCGCGATCGAGCCACGCCTTCATCGCGTCTACGCTACCTCCCGGGCCTACGCCAGCCTCGTAGAGCTTCTGGAGCACTACCATGAGGCGCGTGCGCTTGATGATTCTCTCCTTGCCTGTCTTCGGGTCGCGTACCTTTATGTCGACTTCTTCCTTGACGTGCTCGTCTACCCAATCCTTAATGCCGCGCTCGATGAGAGTCACTTCTTTCACCTTGCGACCCGAGTGTTTTCTCGCTCCTCCATGCTTCTTGGTTACTCCTTCTTTTTTCAAGTTATCAAGAGCTGGCTTCTTCTTGTCGAGCGCCTCCTTGAGCTGTGATTTGAGGTCGATGGCGGTCATAGTGCTTCATTACGAATGGCTCGCAAGTGGTTCATGTTATCTCCCCATTCCTTTCTCAGAGTCTCGGGAACATTCTTGATAAACTTTGCCCTATTATTTCCGAATCTCCGCTTGGCTTTCAGGCGCGCCTGCTCTGCCTGCGCTTCACGCATCGCGGTTCCGTTCTCCTGCCAGTCTCTATTCCTGAAATGTCTCATCATCTTTGCTCCAACAACACCCATCGCTCCTGCTTTGATTTTATCTTCCAGCGCTCTACTTGGAGACGACGATAGTGTTGCCTTATCCTTGTTGTATTGATAGTAGGGTTTAATTGTCATAGCAGTTTCTCGAGGTTGAGCACGATAGGTTTGTCGTCCTCTGAGTTCTGGAGAACATCCTGACGTGGATCAGGTGATTTCGGCTCCGCTTTCGGTATCACGATCTCCATCCCCTCGAAGCGCTTGATCGGGTCGCTTTCCCAGACGAGGCGCTTGTATGCGATGTACTGTTCGGTACTCATCTCGAGTGTATCGCCTCTAATTAGTTGTCCAGCGAAGCCGTTGCTCCCATCGTTGATATCATCGCGCAGGTCTTCCAGTGACGTCAGTCTGTATTCGGGTGGTAGCTTCATGTTGTTGGTATTAAAATTGGTCTGATTATTCTATCGCCTCTTGTATTCATGAGCTTCAGTTGCTCCCACTTCAGCTCCTCTACCTTCTTCTCCAGCGTCTTGTAGTGCGCGAGCTTCGGGTTGATGCCGTCCATGTCCTTTCCGAGGTTCCGGAGCTCGGTGTGGATCGCTTCTAGTCTGCGCGTGACCTCGTTCATATCTGGTGCCGCTGGATCGGCGAGAGGATCGCGCTTGGCTCCTCTGGCTTTGGATACTCTATCTCGTCGAGCACCTTGAGAAGTCCAGAGAGAACGTGCGCGAGGTCTGGGTACGCTGGAGCTATGAGACTCTCAATTGCCGCCTCGTGGCCTTTGAGGTCATTACGCAACAGCCACAGCCTCCTCAGTTGATCTGGTGTCATTGTGTGTCGCCGGCGGTTCCGGCACCATTATGCTCACTCTCGCTCCGTGCTTCATCCCCTCGACTCTGAGGATGAGTCTGATGGCCCCGATCGTCTTTCCCTCCTTCCCCAACAGTTTGCCCATATCCTCCTTGCGAAGGAAGAGCTGGAGAAGGACTCCTTGCTCGTCGACTGTACGCTCGACTCGAACGTCGTCCGGGAACTCGGCTATTGCGGTTACTATGGTGTTGAGCAGTTGTGCGTCCGAGCTTTCCGTTTCAGTAGACATGCTCGTATTGTACCACTTCTGTCCTGTCAAGCGCAGGAGTTATGCACAGGACAAAATAAGAGACCGGCATAGCGACGGTCTCTAAGTGGTAGCGGAATCCCTCTATGGGGCTATGTGATTTGATCACCTCGCTTTCTATGAAATTGCTTCCACTCGGCGCGCGCGAGCGACGAGCCTGTCAGATTCGTTCTTGGTTGCATCGCGTTGGAAGCGATTATAGTCGTTGGCACAGTCGACCCAAAGAGTCCGGTGGACTGTCTTTTTCATATCGCATACGTTGATAGTCGCTCGCCCGAAGAAGCCTAAGGGCTGGCCGCACCACCAACATGGTGGCATTAACGACATGGTTACCTCCTTTCAATGTGCTTGAGAAATGGTGGTGGGGTTCTACCCCCATTGGCATTGCTCTCGTAAGAGACAAGACCCCATCACCACTCCTCCTGCTTTTAATTCTACACCCGTGTATTTTGTCGAGTAGAGTTATCCACCTGCCATTTCAACGTACTCGCGGATCCGCTTCATCGCCTCGGTGTGCGTGATTATCGAGCCATACATAGTTCCGCTGAGATGCTTCGCGATCTGGAAGAGGTACTTCGCGCGCATGTCCCGGCGCTTCTCGTTCTGGCAGTACCAGCGATATTGTTCCCCATAGGCTTCTGTCTCTTGGTCGATTCTGAAGTCCTGATCTTGAACGTAACGTGCCCACCACATCTTCGCCACGTCCGGATGATGTTCTTGCTGTTCGGCATGGGTTTCTTCATGTCTTTGGAGGTCTGCCGTTGGTACCAGTCCACATGGTGAGAATATCGTATCCCCGTAAGTATAGAATATCGGATCAGTTTCCTTCACCCCGAAGAGCTTACTAACTTCATCGAACATTGGTGGTTTTTTATGGAGTATTTGCATATTGAATTCCCTCTTTTTGTAAGAAATCCCGAACGTATCCGATAGCTTTCTCCTTCTTCATTTCTTTCGCGCCTTGCAAGAATCCACGACGCCAAGAGTCGCCAGTGTGTATTTTGTCAAACGTCTTTCGTAGAGAACTGTTTTCACCTTCAAAGATTTCGCTGGCTTTCATACCTTAGGTGGTAACTGATAAAGAGCACACGCCTTGTCAAAGCCCTCGGTGTACATGCAATCAAGAGCGCGAGAGAGCCATTCAGTGAGATTCTCTTTACCTGTATACCCAGAAGTCCCAGAACGAACAGCAGCAAGGACAATCGCATCATTCGCAAACTTCATAGCCGGATGTTCAGCAAACTCTTTTAATAGTTTATCTTTCATCGTCTCCTCCAAGAAGGTGGTCATAGGGTTTCGATTGTTGTGTCTCCTTTGATATTTATTGTCACCTTCGCGGCTGCGCTATGTACGATTGAACCGAGAGCACCGAGAGCCATAAGTATCACAGAGATTTCGTTTAGCATACTCTCGACTCCAGATTGAGACGTCGCATTCCAACCGAAGAAGGCTGTCTCTACTAACCAGAGCGTGATACCAGCGATGAAGAAGTAGTCGTATTTGTTCATACTCTATTATTTTAATCTATTAAATCTCTCCAAGAAGGTGGTCATAGGGTACATACTTTAATTCCGCCAGTAATTAGACCGAAGAAAATCATCCAGAGTGGCAGAGAAAACATAAGAGCAAACCACAAGGTATTTCTAACAGTTTCCTTTCGCAGTTCTCTCTCCAAGAAGGTGGTCGGGTCATACGTCTATAATCATTTTAATCTCGTTCAGCATTTCAGACATCGCATCGTTTTCTTCGCGAATACTATCGTTCTCGTCTTCAAGTTCCTCTACATACTTCTTTGAAAGTGCGAGTTCCTTTCTCATCTTGCCCTCGGTAGTGTACCCGTGTCGCTCGCCCCTCCTCACCGCCCGCTTTGTTTTATTTCGTGGAGTTTTCATACATCATCCCTTATCTCGCACGTCTGGTAATCGGGGGTTCATAGCTTGTCGGCTTCCTCTTTCAATTCAGCAATCTTAGCGAGTATCGCGGCTTTCTTTTCGGAATTATCGTCTTCCACTTTCCCGAGTTTTATGTTTCCCTTACCGATGAGGTAATTACCATCTTCAATTTCTATCTCCTGCACTTTCTCTCCTGACCATTTAACACCAAAGAATAGACCTGCTTCAAGTCGCAATTTCCCAGACACCTGCGCGTTCCCATACACCCACGCGTTCCCAGACACCCACGCGTTCCCAGACACCCACGCGTTCCCAGACACCTGCGCGTTCCCAGACACCCACGCGTTCCCAGACACCTGCGCGTTCCCATACACCCACGCGTTCCCAGACACCTGCGCATCGCCATACACCCACGCATTGCCAGACACCCGCGCGAGATTTTCTTCTTTCTCAATGAAACCTCCTTTGTCTCCTTTTAATACCGAACCGAATGATTCAAGAGCTTCAATCCGATGAAGGGTAATTCCGCACCAGACTTTCGTTTCGTTTGTAAGTTTATATTTAGTCATTTTGTTTATTTAATCTCTCCAAGAAGGTGGTCATATTAGCCAGTGATAGTTTTAAGCTCCTCATAACACTTGAGTTCGGCAACGACGTCTCCGCTTGCAATGGCTTCATATCATTCATCGTAATGCAAGATAAATAATAATCAGCGCGAATACAATTACCATTGTTCTAAGTGTAGGTACTTCTTTCATACCCCCATCTTCTTAATAACTTCCACAGCGGCAGAGATGCCTCCATTCCACAAGCACGACGCATCGCAGATACAATCCATATCTGTATGCTTTCTCGCCTCCATCTTTTTGACCAAAGTGGAGAGGGTGGTGGAGATTACACTATTCAAATGCTTCCCTACCAACTCACGAAACTCCGCACGATTTGCACTCTCTCTTCCTGAAAGATTTGCGTAGTCAATAACAATACGTTCCGTTGTTTCAGTTATAAGACTCTCCCACCCGTCAACAGACTGGCTCACGGGCGATTCTTTGTGGCAGGGACAGGAAGTGTTAGCACATTCGGTCTTCATGTACCCTAGATGTGAGTT